ACAGATCTCAAGGAGATCATCCCCGACTATAATAGAATATTGATTCTTGATGGTTGTTGGTTCCAATTTTGGAATAACGCGAAATCTACCATTTGGTCCAAGAGCAGATTCGTACCAATCACAAAGTATGATTAACGCCCCATTATATAAATGGAGAGAAAGGAAGGACATAGGTTCCCCCATAAAAGTACCGCGGTTATGCTGCGATAGAGTGTCCTCATATAAAGGACCAAATTCGTGAGTTTCACTATTCATGTACAAGTGCCTTGATTGTACAAGAAGCCTTTGACTCCATACCAACTCCATGAAGACGTTGCAGGGGTGATTTTCAGCCCTCATACCCCTTAAGAAACCTAGCCAGGATGTCTTGGTAAGGGATAAAGGAAGATAATTGGTTGCTTCCTTATAATCAACACTGTTGAAAACGAAGTCAAACTTCAAGTCCTTAGCTTTAGACCTAAGGAACTGGAAGAAATCCCACATTTTGTAGGCTTCCTGAAAGGACACTCTATGTCTTGGGTCCCTGTGAAAGACCGGTTCGATGCACTGACGTACTACCTGCATCAGGATTATTAACCAAACTTGGTTGAGTGTCAGTGCTCTGGTTTTTAAACCAGGTTCCGCCAGCGCCTTATATAAGGCAAAAGGTTTCTTCACCTGTTCAACAACCTTGTTGATACCTTCAACCTTACGGAGGGGAAGATCTTTGATCATTTCGAACTCATATTTGCAGTATTCTCTGGACAACTGTGTTGCCCAGAGAATCTGAAGATCACCAAGTTGGCGTCCGTCGGTTCTTGTCGGGACTTCAGACATTAGCTGCTTATGACCATCAGAGATGGCTTTCTTGCGCATGGGCAACGATGAAGGATCATCAAGGAAAATAAGATCTTTCAATAAATACATTTCCTTGTACTCAGGGTACTGTAGAACTTCCTCCATAACCTCTTTGTAGAGGACCTTTCTGCCGAAAACGTCGAAGTAATCGCAAGCCTCATTGAGGCCTTCAAAATCGAGAACAGGCTTGTCGCTAAATTTCTTCACTTCTTGTGTCGTATATTTCGCGCGACCTCCATCCGATTGTGACATCTCAAAACAGCCAGAGGTTGTTAATGAGACATGAGTTCTTAATGGGATGGGACCACCCTTCTCGTACATCCTACGACCAAATTCGTAGGAGGCATCATGGAAGTTATCCATGATTCCCTCATCGGGTTCAAATACTGAATTAAGTATGTCAAGAGACTCATTAGCCTCTTTAAGGACGATGGAATCCGGGGGCGGCGGCATTGCACGGCCAAAAGTCCTCATCTGGGCAAGGCACCAGGCCCTTTTCAATGAAACGGGAACGAGAGCGGGATCCTTCCATTCGGCTAGATGTCCAGCCATGTAGGGAAATGTGAGTCGACCTTGTTCAGTCAACCACCCCGGTACAAAGGGGCAAGGCTTAGGCTTTTGCTTCCTTGACGCCTCGCCGGCTAAATACCAGCCGATCCACGTGGAGTAGGCCTTTAAGGAGTTTAAGGCCTTACCTTCATTTGGAAGATCGTACTGTAAGTGTGTAACTACAACTTCATTATGGTCTACATACGTGCAACGCTCACCTGTGAGTCGCTCATGATACTTTTCATATTTCCAAGACTGCATTCTTTTCTTGTGTATACGCTTTTTAGCGTGTTTGATGTACAACTTAATGTACCAAAGCTTGAGCCTTCGTATGGCTAATACGAGCTCAAGATCGCGTGACGCGAGTTCAAACGAAAAATCGTGATTGGTCAGAATAGAGCTTGTAAAGGCTCTCCATGCTGACGAAATTCTCTTATATTGAGAATCGTGCAGTCGCGTGAAGACTGACTTTTCCTGAATAGACAGGAACCGGTGGATACCACCAGTGTTATGGAAACGGTGAGATATCTCACTCCAATATTTCCCGTAACGGGGGTAAATTTTACCATCCTCACCAGTTTGTACATCGTACGAGCTAAAACTCCCAGCCGTTAACTGGTATACGGCCAGGCGAGTAATCGCATTGCCACCCTGAAGCTGCAGAGTGAGAAG